TACCCCCGCTTGTGATACGCATAGCCTCACTTGCAACTCCAAGTGTAATAGCAGTAATATCACTATCTTGACCTATTAGTATTTTATTAGAACTATCAAATGTTACTAATGTTCTATAAGCAGTATTAGCTGCGTTTCTTCCTACTAAATAATAACCATTTTGTATTGTTAATAATTGTGCATTTACGGCACTTGAGAATGTAGCAGCACCATTATCTTGAATTATTAATTTTGGATTAGTTCCATAAGCAGTTCCATTTGCTGCAAAAGTTCCAAAGTTTAAATAGTTATTACTATCATTATTTATACCCCAATAGTAATCATTTGCACTTCTATAAAATCTTGCACTATTTCCTGCGTTTGCATATAAGCCATTTGCAGTAACCGAAGATGAGAATGTAGCAGCACCTTGAAATGTTACATTAGTTGTTCCAGTAGGTATTGTCATTACAGTTGCACCAACACCATTTGACAATAAAAAATCTCTACTTACCCCAGTTTTTGTTACTAATATAGTACCATCATCAGAAGTATTATATATTCCAGAAACTCCAGCCTCGTAAGTTCCAGTACCCCATCTAATTTTACCACTAAACGTAGCACTTGTACCACTTAAAGCACCAGTAAGCGTACCGCCTGTTAAAGGTAGGTATGCAGATAATGCAGAACTTGTTATATATCCTGCACCATTTGCTATTTGATTATTGTCAGTAGGAATTGTTATTACCCCTGTTGTGCTATTATAAGCACCACTACCAGCACTAAAACTTAAAGATGCCCTTGCTAAAGCATCAGTATATTGAGTAATTGTAGAACTAATAGCACCTGTTGTATTATTATATGAAATGCCTGTGCTACCACTTAAACTTGTTAGAGTTATGTAGTTAGAACCATTCGTTATTTGATTGTTATTAGTTGGAATCGTAATAACACCTGTTGTAGAGTTATACGCACCACTTCCTGCTACAAATGATAATGCTGCTCTTGCAAGTGCATCTGTATATTGAGTAATCGTAGAAGCTATTGTAAACGAAGGATAAGTACCACTAATTGATATTCCTGCACCTGCCGTTAAAGAAACAGTTTGGTCTGGAGCAGAGTTAGTAATAACACCTGTTGTATTGTTGTAGCTTATTCCTGTACCAGCACTTAAAGATAATCTTGCTCTTGCATCGGTAAAGTATAGATTTGTATTTTCAGTTACTTGTGATGTATTGTAATCGCCACTTGTAGCTACAACCGCACCTGTTCTACCGAATACACTTGTAACCGCATCTGTATTGTCATCTGTCCAAGAAGCCGTAATAGTACCTGCATCTTGTTGTGTTAAAGTTAAAGTCTTTGTAGTTGTTCCTGTAACCGCTGCTGAAACAATCATATTGTTATAAGCAGTATTAAAATTAGTCCAATCAGCATTATCTAAATAACCATCTACTAAACTTGTAGCAGCAGGTATTGAGATTGTATTAGATGTGTTAACTAAAGGTGCAGTAAATGATAATGCAGCTTGTTTAGCATTAAACGTACTCCAATCCGTTGAACTTAACTTACCTGTATTTGTAGCCGAAGCCACAGGCAAATTAAAAGTATGTGTAGCCGTTGAACTTGATATAGCAAAGTCCGTTCCACTTGTTCCTGTCGCTAAAAATTGTACTTGTCTTGTTAAGTTATTTAACGAAGTCAATCCCTTTGAGAAGGTTGTAACTACTTGACATAAATGATTATTCTCTGTGTGTAAAGTAACTGTTCTACCATCTACGTTTACATAAATTCTAATCGCTATTCTATCTGTTATTGTTAAAGCAGCAACCGCCACAGGAATAGCAAAGTAATAAGCACTTAAAGTAGTGCCATTAGTTAAGTATTCTGGTATCGCTTGATTTGAACCTAATAAGGTAAAAGTTGTGCCATCGTACTTGTAAAGTTCTGCATAAACATAAGGATTGTGAGCATTTGAGTTTACACTAAAATAAAACTCACAATTAAAGTTACCAGCAGGTACTTCTAATAAAGCAGGATCATTCGCATCTGTTATGTAACTCGCTACATATCCGTTTGAAGATATAGCAATGTCAGTTCCAGCACCACTAATAGGTGTTTTGCTTAATTGTCTATAAGCAACCCCACCGATAGTACCTTGACTTACACTTGAATTTAGATAATAAGATACCGAACTTCCCCCTCCTGTTGATGTTGGGAAATCTGCTAAAGTACCCTTGACTTACACTTGAATTTAGATAATAAGATACCGAACTTCCCCCTCCTGTTGATGTTGGGAAATCTGCTAAAGTACCATCCCCTCGTACATATTGAGAAGCATCGCCATCTAAAGCAGTTATTACCCCACTATTAGCCACTACTGGACCTTGTATTGTCCTGATCTTCGCTTCTCCTGATACCTGTAATTGTGAACTCATTTATATCTATTTTATCTATTTGAAAATTGCTCTAACAAACTCATCAGCTTCTAATGCTCTTGCAAAGGTAAGAACTCCTGTAGATGAGTTAAACGTCACATTCTCACCTGTTGGTGCACCTGATATTAATATAGTTCTAACCTCTAAACCACCTCTTGTAACTGAAAGACAACTTGTGCCAATCTGAGTAGAGAATGTGATTGTAGTTTCACCACCAATTGCAGTATATTGTTGCATAGTTACGTTTGAGCTTTCTATTACTACTCCTGTAGGTGTAACTTGTGTACCTGAAACTGTGTAAGGACCTGTACCTTGTAAAGACACACTATAAGTAGATGCACCTTCAACTGGACCACTCATATCTAAATTAACAATATTAGCAAGACCTGTAAAGACGCTATAACCTAAAGTTCCTGAACCAGTACCATTATCATTATCTATTTGAAACTTAACTATGATTTGTTCCTTAGTTTGTAGCTTGTTAAGTAAGAATAAGTAAGAATAATCATTAAGGGCTATAAAACCATCAGCAGATATATTCCAGCTAATCTGAGAGCCTAAGAACTCTTTATATGATGCACTATTTGTAGTGGTTACCTCTACCTGATCTACACTTGTGTTAAAAGTACAGTTAGTAGATGCACCAAAAGGAACACCCAAAGAAATGTTAGTAGTAGTTATACCAGGATTAGTTGACTGAGTATATAATGTTATTGCATTAGTTGTAGTACCTAAGTAATTTACCTCTATAATGATTCTATCTGTAATAGCTAAGACAGTATTAGTTACTGTCATATTAGTATTATATATAATCTTACTAAGAGATGTTAGTGTAGTTTCATCCGAAGTTGCCAATAAGGTAGCTGTTGAACCAGCATATTTGTATAGCTTATATTGTACTTTAGCACCTGCAAAGGCAGTAGCTATAGAATAATAAGCTGCTATGCTCCAAGTACCAGCAGTAATTTCTGTAATACTAGGATCACTAGCATCTGTTATAAAAGAAGCTATTACTCCTGCTCCTGTTTTGTTAAAGTTAGTAGAAGTGCCAATAATGTCTTCAGTACTTAACTCTTTACAAGCAAAACCATTTACGGTTATCCCTTGATTAATAGAACCATTAAAATAATATTGTTTGTTTGAATCGTATTTATATAATACTATGTTAGTTCCATTGATTACTGATGCCATTATTTCCTAGTATTTAAGTTTTTGAATATATCTATATCTATAGTTGTGCCATTGTAGTTAATCTTCTTTAATACTGAATCTTGTATTCCTTGCTTTAAATCCCATTTAAAGGACTTTAATAAGTAAGTATAAGTATTAGTGCCATCGTAAGAATAGGTAAACTTACTGTTTAACCAATATCCTATGCTTTTAAATTGACCTTCTAATACAGTTTGAGTTTGTACTTGGTCCATACCAATATCTTGAGCAACTAAAGTAAATAACTCTGTACTACCTGATGTTGTTCTACCAAATTGATTAGCAAAACCACTATTATTACTTTTGGTGTACATTCCAACATAAGAAGAAGCTGCTACATCTTTAGGCTCATTTGCAGCTCTAGCACCTGAATCATTATTCTTAAATATATCATTGTACATAAAACCTAAAGCAAAGTTATCACCTTCTTCTGGTTTAAATTGAGAATCCTTGCTACCAATTTCTCTATATGAATCGTAATTATAAATCTGTGATGAAGGTCCAGTATTTTGTACTAAGAAATAGTATAGTTCTAAAAATGGACCTACACCTGTTTCTAATGGTCTATAAACTATCACATCTAAAGCACCATCAATAGGCACTAATATTTGTTTAGGAAATCCTCCTGGCAAATCATTAAGATAGACTGTTGTTGTTGTAAATTCCCCACTATTATTAAGATACTGTGCAGCAGAGTTATCGGAAGGTATAATTCTTACCCAATATCTAGCCGTACAGTTAAACTTGTAATCTAACCATCTTACGTTTAAATAATCACCTATTTTTACATCATTGTTAAATGATCTAAATGCCTTATTAGTTTCACCTGCACTTGTAGTAGTATCTGTCGTAAATAAACCGCCATTTGTAGCATCAAGCTTTGTTCCTACCATTCCTGTTTCAATCCATGCATCTGCATTGTTGACACCTGACCATGATAAAAACCAACCATTAGCAACAAGTTGCTTTACATTGTAAATTGGACTAAACTGAGTATAAGACTTTTGTGCTCTGTTAAAGCTAACTAGTAATGATTGACCAGTTTGTTTATAGTTATTAGAAGCATCTATAGCAACCGTAGTTGTATTACCTAATGTTTGTGTAGACTGAAAAGTTCCTGCACTATTGTAAACATAGTAAGCAATAGTAGCTTCTCTAGTCAATGCACCATAAGCAGTTAAATACCATTTATCTTCTCTGTAAAAGCATTCCCATCCAAACCTATTACACATATATTCTAATATGTCATAGTAGTTTAAATACTCACCATATTGCTCCATTAGATAGTTCTTCTTTATAAACATATTTTCTATGTTTCTAGTAGGTATGTTTGCGGTTTTATAGTATTCGTTAATCCATACATCTAATGTAAACTCGGTCTTGCTAAAACAATCAATAATCAAGTCTTTAACACTTACCTGATCTTCTGAGTTAAAGCCTATACCATCTACTAAATTAAAGTAATATTTCTTGTTCTTAGTTCTAGCTAAACCATCAACAAAGGATAATAACAAGCTATTAAGGTTTACAGGAGAATATTGTACGCTATCAACAGGTATAAAAAACCCTCTCCATATTACAGTTCCCCATGTATAAGAACCATTATAAGTTCCCTTTGTAACAACTATCATATAGTCATTATCATCAGCAGTAAAGAAGTCTTGTAATAACTCAGCATAATTAGTGCTTTGAAATTCGTTCTTTACTATGTTTAAAGTTGCTCTTGTGGCAAGTAATGGTGTATAAGCATTCCCATCTGTGTCTATAGTTTCTATGATAAAAGGACTATTAGATCCAGTCAATGGATATATAGTTGCACTAGAATAGCCGTCTTTGTAAATCTGAGCCCTATAGACGGTGTTTGTTGCATCAGGTATAGCATACACATCATCAAATATAATCTCGTATTTTGGGTTTATAAATGCCATTAGAAAGTATTGTTATTTGTTCTACCTGCCTTGTTCATTAATATTAATAAGTCATTACCACTTATTCTAGCTTCTAAAGTTCCACCACCTGAATCACCTATTAGTGATTTAAGTTTATCTAATGGGGCTACAACCTCAGGGTTATGACTAGCACCAGGATATTCACCCATAAGACCCATAGTAGGTCCTGATATGATACCACCGTTAGCAAATGCTTGTGGTCCTCCAGTATCTTTTTTCTTGTTTATTTGTCCTTTTAATGCAAATCCTGCTGCAACAGCAGCAATACCAATAATTAATCCTGCTTTAACTTGACCTGCTTCAATAGCTTTTTTAGCAGCTTGTACAAGAGATGAATATAATATTAAAGCTTTACCAATTCCAATTAAAGCATCAGCTAATATATTACCAAGTATTCCAAAGCTAAACTTACCAGTAGTAACTAATTCTCCTAAACTTTCACCTATTCCTACAAATGCATCTTGTAAACCAGTTGTTAAAATATTATTAACTGTAGTAGTTACATCACCTAATCCAGTTAAATTACCTTTTAATTTTAAAATAGCAGCATTAATAGCATCTAAAGCTTTTACATTACCTGCTGCAAATACTTGTGCAAATTGTAATTGTACAAGTTTGTTTTTTATATCTTCTTGTTGTAATGCTACATTATTTCTATTAAGACGCATTTCTGCTTTAAGTTGTGCATCTAATGTGGCTATATAATTATTTGTATAAGTAACCTGGTCTTTTATTTTTTGATCATCATAAGACTTAGTTAATTGTTTTTGTCTTTCTTCACTTTGTTGTCTTATAGCAAATTTTTTATCTTCAATACTTTTTCTAAAGTTTAATTCTTTTTGCTCATAAGTTTGTTGTATAGTAAATAATTCATCTAAGGAAGCACCTTTAATTGTAGCTTCCATTAATGCATTAACTTTTTGAATATTATTTAATTTAAGAAAATACTCCTCAGCTCTAAAAATACTATCCTTATAAAAATTAAATTGTTCTTGAGCTAAATCCTCTAAATAAGTATTTGTTGTAGGCTTTGCGGTCTTATTTGTTTCTGTTTTTTCAATTTTACCAAATTCTGCACTTAATTTTGTTGCTTCAAGTAATGATTTAGAATATTTATCAGTTAAAGTAATTAGTTCTTTGGCATTTGCAGCTTTTTGAGATTCTAATTTAGCAATTTCTGCTTCTACAACTCTTCTATCATACATTACATCAACAACATCTCTAGATGCCATAGTCTGTTTACCAGTATATTCTAATAATAAAGCATAACTCTGCTCTTTCTTTTTATCAATTTGTGCTTGTATTTTATCAGTTTTAACTATATTATTAGCAACTTGATCCGAATACTTTTGAGCTACAGCCATGTGTATTAAACTCTGAATATAACCATCAACACTTTTCTTAACCTTTTCAGTATTAATATTAGCAAGAGTTAGTTTTTGATTATGTTCTCCATATAATTCATTTGCTTTTTTTAATGCCTCATTTCTTACATTATCTGTTAATGTTGCATTATTGGCTATATCTATATAAGCTTTTAATAATAAACCTTGTTGTCTTCCAGATTGAGTGCTTTGTAAAATCTCATCATTTAAACTAGCCTGTTCTTCTTTAAGTTTTTTAGAAGCAGAAGCAGCTTGTCTAGTTTTTTCATCCCATATAGTCAATGCAGCGATAACCGCAGATATGCCTAAATAAATAGGACCTGTAACAGCAGCAAATCCACCTAATAAAGCAGGAAGGTTGTTTTGAATACCCCTAAAACCAAATGGCAAATCCTGAATAACTAAAGCTAAATTAGTCCATTGTTGATTTGATTGTTTTAAAGAATTACCAGCTTTATTTATAGATGAAGTTGCGTTATTTAACGCTTTATCTGTATCTTCTACAAGTTTTTTAGTTTTATTAATCTTGCCATTAAAGATTTCAACATCTTTACCAAGAATTTTAGATAATGCATCGGACATTGCCTTTACACTCTTATTAAACTCGGTTACGTCTAAATCAATCTTAACTTTAATATTCTGATCAGCCATTTTGCTTTATTGGTTTTACGTTTTCGTATTTTTTTAATACGTCTTTAAGTTCTTCAGGTGTCATTACCCTTTGCTTTACAAAGTTACGATTATCGCAGTCAAGTTCTAAAAGATCAGTAGGCTTAACCTTCTTTTTAGTTTGCATATTAACAAGGACTGTTGTTTGCCACCTAATTTTAACCCATTCTTGCTCTTCTTTATGCCTGTAACCATACCAAACAAAGTCTAATTCAGCCATCGTCATATCCCAAAACAAATGGGGAAGCACTTGGCACTCCCCCATTGTATATCTTTCAATATCAATCCACTCTAATTTTTTTTTACTGCGCCTTTAGTAGCTTTCTTTGTTTCTTCTAAACCACTACTTAAACTTTCAGTTAAAGACAAAATTACTTCTTGAAACTTACTACCACCAATACCTCCCATATCATCAATCCAGTCACAAGCATCTATATCTGTATAACTAGGTGTTATGCCTTTTTTATATAAAGGATATTCTGCTGCTGATATAAGCAAGTTAGTAATAGCTTCAAGAGAATCATCTCCACTCAAAGCATCTCCTATTTCTGACGGTGCAATACCTTGTAATTTACAAAATCTCTTTAAAGACCATGTGCAAAATTGCAATTGTATTCTATCGCCTGAAGTTAATTTCAGTTCGTAATGTCCTCTCATATTTTGGTGTTTTTGGTGTTATTATGCGTTAGTAGCCTGAGTCAATGCTCCTGTTCCTGTAAAAGAAACTGAATATGTTGCTGGAGATTCCATATCAGCAGTAACATCTAAACTTTCTATAAATGCAAGACCAGACCAAATTAAGTCACCTACTATTGGAGTTGAACCATTAACTGTAGTAAACTTTACTGTAACCGCTGTTCTAGCAGCTAATGCAGTAAAAATATCTCCTACAACATATGATGCACCTGTTGGGTCAACTGTTGCAAGACCATCTGTAGTTAAAGACCATGACTTTAAACCACCAATTTGGTCAGCCCATCCTTGACTTGATTTAGTTGTTGAATCTGGTAAGTCAACGCTTACTGATAAAGAACATGATGTAGAGTGAGCTACTACTTCAGTTCCTACTAGAACTACTAGGTTTGTACCATTAAAAATTCCTGTTGTTGGCATTTTATTTTATTTTAATTTTTTATAATATTTGCGTTACGAAATGTTCCATTGTGATTACTCTTCTAAAGATATAAGCTTCATCTACATAGTCAAATGTAGCAAAGTTTGTACCCATATTACGAGTAACTATTTTAAAGTCAGGAGAAGCACTTGGATAATCTGGCACATTAACGCCTATGATCACTAACAATTCGTTAGCCCACTGGTCTACCGATTTCTGCCCTACTTCACCTGACTTATTGGTCTTATAAACAATATCAAACTGTATAGTGACATCAAAATTATAACTCTGCTTGTCGCTATTTTCTACCGATGTTTGACTGCTTATGATTAAGAAAGGAGGGTTAACTGTATCAGGTGCAATAGTATCGTACACACCCAAAGAGTAACTTTGTGATGCTAACTTATCTACATAAGCCTTTCTTATAGCTAAACCGCAATCTTTCATTAAGCTTCTGTTTCCTCTTTTACTTCCTCATGATTTTGCTCTTGAGCAAGTTTTGATAAGAACTGGGTTAAAGGTAAACCAAATTTAGTTGGCATCTCTTGAATAAACGCATCTAATTGTTTTACCTGCTCTTCGTTTAGTGTAATTGTCATGGTATTGATTTTGTACAAATTTAACGAAATATATTTATATCTTTATATCTTTAATCCCTTGTACCATTTTACCTATTAATTCATCTGTAGAGTTAAATAAATAAGGACCTGCGGTTCTTTGAACTTTTCTTAATCCCCTTCCTTTAAACTCTCCTGCATAAACAGTTAAGGCAGAATTATCAAAGTTTTTATAAGATAAATTTGGTTTTTTGCCTGTTCCAAATTCTACAAATGCTGCATAATTAACTAAGTGTCCTTTAGAGTTACTAACATTTGATAAACCAGCTTTGATTATAGATGAGCCATTTGATAATCTTGAAGCCCTAATTGATGATCTTAACGCATCAGTATCAACCGCAACTCTATTTTTAGCTTTATTTTCAATTTCTACAGCAGTTTCATAAATAACTTTAGATGCTTTTGTAAATAAAACCTTTGGAGAATTGTCTAATTTATTCTTAACATATTGTAAACCAATAACATTCATTTTAAATTTTGCCATTATTTAAGTGTTGAACAGCCTATTAAAAAATATCTATTGTTATCACCTTCATTAATAACTGAATTAATGTTATAAAGGTTTGATTGATAAGATATTACAAGTTTATTTGTAAATATTTTTGAAGTAGTATATCTAATTCTAAAAGTAATATCATCGCTTATATTATCTTTTCCTGCTATATCTGACCTGTCATTTGTATTCCTAGACATCTGAGCCCAACAAGTGTAATAGTCTACCAAAGTAGTTACTACACCACCAGCTCCATCAGAAGCATTAGATTGACTTTGGAAAGTAATTCTATTGCGTAGTTTACCTATCATTATAAAATAACGTTTATGCGTTTAAATGGCTTCATTAGCTCGTATGCGGTCATCAAATTAGCTGAAGGCTTAGTTGCTTCAACTGATGACTCTCTGTACTCATATAGGTCTGAAACCATCTTTAAAAGGGCAGTCTTCATTGTCTGAGGAGTCGTAGCATAACCACAAGTATAAGTAAACCTAAACTCGTTATTATAAACGCTAGTCATATATACCTTTTTTGTAGTTTCGCCAAGAACTTGATATCCACCAGCAGGTATTACTATCCAAGCTGTATTATCCCAATACTCAACTACTGATATTGAATTAGTAGGTACATAAGGAAGTTCTAAAAAGTCATCTACATAAGCTACAACTCTTAAAGTTCTAGCAGTCATTGCAACACCTGCATATTGCTCAAGTCTTGTTTGAGCTGTATTGATTAAGGTTGTAATCAAAGCATCATCTTCACTATAATCTACTCTTAGGTAATTCTTAGCTTCAGCTAAAGTAACCACTGTGGCTGAAGGTGCTACTGTGGTCGTTATATCTCTTACTATTTGCATTATGCCATTGTTTTTACAAAAATAACTAAAATATAGCGGACATAAAAAAGGAGGCAGTTTGCGGCTGCCCCCTTGTATTTTAGATTAATCTAGGATTAAGCTACGTTACCGAAATCACCATATACAAACGCACTATTGTAATAAATAGGGAATGCAATACGAGCCTCAACTCTTACAGTAATCAAGTTCTTTTGGAAGTTATCGCTATCCATTTCAGAGAATTGAACAGAGATACCTTGATTTTGCATGATTTGAGCACCCATAGCCCAGTCACCTACTAAGAACTTATCAGCAGCAATTGCTGTAGATTGGAACACTGGAATACCAGCAATAGTAAGAGTACCATCAGTTGTAACAACTGTAGAACCTGGAAGGCTATAAGCAGCGTTAGTATTCTTAGTATTCATGATAGCAGCCCAATCAGTTGGGTTAATCAAGATACCATTTGCAGAATAATCAGATGTATATACCTGTGCAATAGCTTGTACTAATTGCTCAACGTCAACTGTAGCAGCACCAGAAAAAGCAGCAGCATTAACAGTCAAACCAGTCAAGGCAGGAGCAGTACCAGTACCATTTAATAACTGAGAATCTTCAGCTAATAAATACTTCTCTAACAAACGAGCTTGTAAGAAAGAAGTCATAGCAGGAACATCATCTAACATTTGACGAGAGATTCTTACGAAACCAGCAATATACTGTGCAGGAGCATCAGTCATTGTGATATCAAAATCCATTTGTGGTTTTGCATTACCTTGAGTTTGTGGTCCTGCATCACCTTCGCCACCTGTTTCCTTAGGGAAAGTAAATAAACCTGTAGAGATAGTTCCTACTGGTAATAAACTTCTCAAATGCACTTTACGAGAAGGTAAAGCATATACTTGATTAGCATATTCTCTTTGTAAACCACCAGTTAAGTTAACTGCTTCAGTCATGTTACCTACTGCCTTAGTGTCTAAGATAAAGCCAGAACGCTTCTGCTCACCACGACCTAATTTTGCGATACTGTCAGCATTCTTATCGATTGCTTCAGCAAGGCATACGTTGAAGCCTTTTGTTTGATTTTCATTCATTGTCTTACGATTGTTTTTTGCCTCTAATTTGTCAGCAGCATCTTTTACTACTGAAATTTGAGATTTTAATTCTTCTAATTCTGATTTTAAGCCATCTACCGCTACTGCGTTATCAGCTTTTAATGTTTCGATAGCACCGTTTACTTCGGTTTTAACGCCTTCGAAAGCACTTTTGATTTCTTCTACCATTAGTTGAAAATTTTAAATGATTTTAAATAATTGTTCATCTCGATTTGCATGGAAATCATCGGGTCTTCCTCTTCTACCAATGCTTCTACTTCAGGAGATTCGAAGTCTTCATCCATAGGTTTTTGCGGTTGTTCTTCAAGGTCGACTGAGTCTTCATCTTCCATCTCAGCAAGATATTGTTGTAATTGTTTAAGTTTAAGTTCTAACAGCTCAAATGTTTCATCAGTAAAGTGACCGTTTCTTAAAGACTTGATAGTTTTACCCATCTCATCTACAAGAACAGACTTAATTTGACTCTTCACTCCTACTGTTGGTGTATTTGCGTTTGCACCCCACAATACTGAACTACCCTCAAACAATTTAATTTCATTGATTTCGTTATAGCCTGACTTTGCTTGTGACTTGATAGTCTGAAAGCCGATGCTATGTTCTGTGATATGACCTTCTTTATACAACTCATAAGTATCGTTACCTAATGTTGTATTAGGCATCTTTACTCTAGCCTTTAAACCAAATCCATCTTCCATCATCTCGAATGGTTTAGCAATTGGTTTCTCGGTTGAATGGTTAAATAAATGCCAGATTCTATTCTTGGCACTAGGTCCGTTTTCTTTAAGGGTTTTTGTGAATGCACCTGGTACAATAACATCGCCATCGCTGTCGACATTACCAAACGCAGAATAATACATTGTAATTACTCTACTACCATCCTCCATATCTACTGGAGCTCCACTTACCGCTTTCTTTTTATAAAAGTTACTCATATTTTTTATTTAAGCTATATAAACTGTGCAGCATCTACAGTTGCAGTTATTTACTGCTAACCCTGCTGCATCATGTGCATATTGCATTTCTATTAGTCCATAGTCAGGAGTGTTTACTAGGAATGGTTGATTGACAGGGATTCTTACACCTTCATTGTCAGGATTCGTTTGTCTATCTAAATCCCTGTGCCATAATCTTGGCTTACCACTCTTAGCTGGATATTCAGCAGCTATCCATTGTTTTAATACTGGAATACCTGCTAATCTCACCGCACCCATAGCACCTGCACTTAATGCCTGATGGCTTTCAGTTCTTGCTATTAATAAACTCCTTGCGTTATTTATCTTTCCATCTCTTAGAGTTTGAATTGCTAATGAATTAACTTCATTTTGTGACAATCCATTCTCTCGACCATACTTTACAACATTTGCTAATATACGAGCTATTTCGTTTTCAGTAGTATTCTCTATGCCTAACATCTTTAGTCCGCTAATCGCAGTCCAATATGATAACATAAAGATTAACCACTCATCCAAAATGTTTAAAGGATCAAGGTCAATCTCTTCCGCTTTCTTATTCTTTTCAAACATCTGTTGGTATCTCATAGCAGTATAACCGCCAGTTGACTCATACAAAGTTCGTAAAATATTATTAATCTTATCTCCAGTAAAAAAACCTGCACGATTATTCGCCGCTTGTTCCACTCCTAATGCTTCAACCATTTGTGCAGCTTTATTAAAGTCAGCTTGTAAAGCCTCTTTTATTTTAGGCTGAAACTCCCTAATAGATTTCCTTGCAATCTTTTGTTGCAAAGCAAACTGCTGAGATGGTGTAAGTGCTTTAGCCATTATTCTTTTCCGTCTATAGCTTCGATCATTTTTCCAGCAATATCATAAATCTCCTTATTGTTTTGAGCTGCGAATTGTCTTATAGCAGATAAACCTCTTCTGTCAATAGTTTTAAAGTCTGATGTAAAGATATAACCATAATAACCCTTAGTATCTTTTTCAAGCTCAGGGTCTACACCAAGAAACCATAAACAGTATTTATCATATCCATTTGCTTCTATATAAGCATTTTCCATTTCTGCCGTTGGTCTTTTCCATGTATCTGGTCTTAGTATATCTCCAGAAGCTATAAGGCTATTTGCCTTAGCAATACCTTTAGAATTTGTCTTAGTTATCCTTTTTAATTCTAAAAGGTTATTAATTGTTTTTTCTAAGATGTCAAATGATTTCATAGTATTTATTTTGATGGATCGTAAGCCCAATTTTTAAGTGATATATCTCTTTTAGAAGGACAACCTTCTGATGCTGGTTTACCTTGTTCTGCTCCTTTCATTCTGCTAACAAAGCTTATAGTTCTGTTTGCATCTTCTGCATCTGCTGTAGTCCAATCTTCTTTTTTCTTAGACAATAGTCTTAGGTTTCTAGTGATAGGGCTTCTGTCAAGCGATGCTTTCTTAGAACATTCTGTATTTGACCAGGCTTCTAATTCTGAGTAACTCATGTTAACAATAGACTTGTACTTTGTAAATACTTCATCTACTTGCTCGTTCTTACTCAAAAAAAAACCTTCACTTTTTACAGGTGGCAAATTATAGTCGCTTTGTTGTTGTGCATCTCTAGGGTCTTGCAACATAGTCAACTCGTCTATAGGCAAATAACCTGCTGGAATAAATATCTCATCCATTTCAGTTCCTTCCATAGTATCATAACGCATAGCTGCTCTCTTCTCGTTTGGAGTAATCCACCAAGATTGAGAAAGGATAGCACTAAGCTCTTTCATGTCCTCTTGTAACTCAGGGAATACCGTCAAATCAAAATCGATATAGTAACCTTGACCAATTTCTGTTGAGAAGAATCTATTGAACGCATCACGAAGAGCTACTAATTCAGGAAGGACTACTTGAGTCAACATTTCCTTCTTAGCTTCCTTCATGTTGTTATAAGTCTTATTATCAGGATCATTAAACAACGCAGAGTTTACACCATACACATTACAAAGTTCTCTAAGTGTTATTTTCTCTGATTCTAGTAATTGCAAATCAACAGGGCTTAATCCCATGTTAATCCAATTTAACTTAGCACCTGCAATCAAAATCTTACCTGCATTTTTTAAGATACCTGCTTGAGTCTTTGTTCCGTACTGGTTGTAAAAATCTTCTTTTAGTTTACCAGCAGCTTCAGGACCAAAGTCATTTGATTCGTCAGCAGACAAGATACCTTTAGGTCCTTGATTCTGCAACATAGCTACTGAAGTATCTTTAGCATCGTTAGAACGCTGGATAGTTCTGTAAGCAGCCTGTAATGGCGACAAACCGTATAATTGATTACCGTTAGTGTCAAAGTAAGGGTTGAAGTATTTTAGATGGATTACGTCTTTCGCATCTAATTGATCCCATCCAACTAGCGTAAAAGAATAACCTTCAACCCCATTTATTGTACCATCAGAAGTGATAGCAACGTATTGAGATGGGAGTGTAACAAGTTCAGCTACCTTACCAGACGATAATCTATTCGCCCAAATGTAAGTATTGCCTGTAATAAGTTTATAACCAATAGCACTCTCAATAAATTCAGAGAATGATTGATATTCATTAGGTTTTTCTAATAAGGTGTTTAATTCGGAATCAGCAATCTCTGCAACTGCCTTTATACGAACTAACTCTGCTTTGGCAATGTCTGCTGTTGTAGTAGCATTGTTTAGCATAGCCTTATATCTATTTAACTCTTTTTTGTTCTTAACTTGATAAACATAGAAAGGAACAGTAGAAATAGTTTTAGAGATACGTTTGATGATAGCATATACCTCACTATTGTTTTTATAGTCAAGTACAAATTTTTGCTGGTCTAATTCTGGATAAAGTGTTCTTCCTCCAATCAATCCACCAAAATCTGAAAAGGGATTGTTAAAAGTCACCTTTGGTGCTGCCTTTTGTTTAAAAGGGTTAGCTGCCTTTAGTATGTCCGTTAAATTCACGCTATATATTATTTTTACAAAAGTAACAAATTTTTAGGCTATACAACCCACCCTCTTTTTGGTTTAGCATATTTTGTGTATATGGCATACCTCATAGAGTCCATTAAGTGATCTCGAAACTTCACAGGTTCATCAAGTGTGTTGCCATCTGTATCGGTCTTCCACTTGTAGTTTTTAATCTCATCAAGCAAATCTAACGACTCTGACTTTATGTGCAAAGGAAAAGATTTTACTTTGTTGATTCCTGCATAAACATCCTTAACAGCACTCTTTAAGTTAAATCCTGCCTTATTTACCTCCGATATGGTTTTAGGTTCAGCAGGGTCAGCAAATATCTCTGAATTTCTATCGAGACCTAGAGACCTCATCCTATCAATTAGTAACGCCGTCGACATTTTTGTATCGTAGATTAATTGGTCGACAAATAACTCGCCATCAAAGTTTTTAACCCTAACCAAGGCTGTTTGGTTGTTAAAGCCAAAGTCAAGTCCGTAAAACGTATCTCCGCCATCTGGGAAGTTCCTTCTACGCTTCCAATGCGTATAAATGGTCGCTTGTGATATTGCTCTCTCCCCTAAGCCATAAACTCGCCAATATTCATGGTCGGCTGATTTAAGCCTTTCAATCTCATCTACGATTGATTTTTCAAGAAATGGGTTGTCTTTGTAGGTAGTGATAGTAAAGTCAGCATCTTCTCTAGGAACAACCTTGTCATAAATCCAAGAGTAATAATCCGAAGGGTTATAGTCAATTACAATCTTTTCTGTGGTTCTTAATGCTAACTGCATCCAAGATTCATAGTTTACCTCATTCGCCTCGTTTATAAACAAGTAGTTTCTTTTACGACCTCTTATTTTTTGTGGTTGATCGGTAGAGACGAACTCTACGATGTTGCCTCCTAAGAAGTAGAGATTTTCTGATTTGTTGTGCTTTTCTTCTGAGTATAAGCCATATTTCGAGAGTATTTCGATAAAGTCTCTCATCACTGAGCCTTTTATGGATGGCAACGAGGATCTGCAAATGGTTAGGGTTTTTCCCTTCTCTTGTAATAATTTCACGATAAACCATGTCAATACATTGTAAGTTTTGCCAGACCTTGTTCCGCCTTGCATAACTGATATTTTTTTTTGGCTGTTTTGCAGTACTTCGAAGACGATGTTTGTGGTTACATTCATAAGACATAGGAAAAAAAATTAAAAAATTGGTTGTGTGTTTACCATTAGAAAACTTTTGGTTTTATAGGAAGGTAGGGGGGTGTCTATCCTATTTGCTATTTTAAGGCTCATTTAAGCCCTCTAAATATAAAATGGACACATAGTACTACTCCTAGTATTAAAAGCCTTAGAATCGTCTTAAAATGCGAAATAAGGCTATTGTGGTTACTCTTCATACTCTCCGTCTTCATTAATATCCAATAATTCCCCTTTATCATGGTTATAAAGTGGTATTTCATCACTTTCTCCAGCTTTGTAAGCAGGAATAATCATTGCAGGTTCAACTTGCGTATCAAAGTTGATTATCTCACCATCTTTTATAGTCTTGTGTTCATCTCCGTCTATCTGTTTCATAATATCTCCGATTTGATTTGGCTTAATAACATTTACTGTGATTTGCTTAACAACATCTCCTTCATGAGCAACCTCAGTCTTCTCGATATATCCTCTTCTCTTGCCTCTAGTCTTTAGCAAGAACATGGTAGCTAAGGTATCACCTCTAGCAATCCTCTCCATCAGCTTTTGTTCGCCAAAGTCAAGCATTATCTCCTCAGGCTCGATTTCAGCCAATCTCTTAGCAAAGTCAGGATCATCCTTCAACCAAGTCTTATACTGCGTTCTACCGACTCCAGAAGCCTCACAAGATATGGTGATATTGCCGAAGTTCTCCTTATAAGCTATGATAAAAGCCTCTTTAGCTATTTCCTTGAATTGTGCGTTCATATTATACCTTTTGGTGTGTCAAATGTTTAAAAATGTTAAAATCATTGTTTTATATCAGAATATTGGGGGGCACAAGGGGTGCATATTTTCTTTCACGCTAAAAAAGTGGGTAGGGGGTAGGGTAGGGGAGGGGTTAGCTACCCTATTTAACATAATATATATTATTGGATGTTCTTCCCTCTCGTTTCGGTTGGTCATTTTGGTTGGTTTGGTTAGCCAAAGTTAGGGATAATATTTAATGATTGGATAGTCACTCAAAGGCAAAAAGTTTTTCCTCTTT